AGCGAAAGTGATGCAAGGTATCTGACTTCAACCGATAAGGCTGCAGATTCTAACTTACTGGATGGAATAAACTCATCCCAGTTCTTGAGAAGTGATACAACGGACACTAAAACATCTGGTGACTTGATATTCAATGACGGGGTTCAGGCTGCATTCGGTACAAGTTCTACACAGAGGATGCTCATTACCAAGACTGGTGGTGTAAACATCATAGAATGTCTGTCTGGTGATTTAAAAGTGAGATTTCAAGGTAACGAGAGATTCACCTTCTCAACGGGCAATGGTAATTTCAACGCAATAACTTTATCGGAGAACGGGGTTGCATTATCATCTAAATACATACAATCAGGTGCTACCAATATTGATGCTGCAACCTTAGATGGTATAGATTCTACTGGTTTTGTAAGGATTAATCAGACTAGCACTTACAGTACAGGTCAAATAGTAATGGGAGGTACTTCTGCCGTTAGGTTTGGGAGTACCACAGGAGGTATGTTCTTGCAAAATACTGGTGGTACTAACTTTTTAGAACTGCTTACTGGTGATTTTAAGATAAGAAGTCAAGGTAGTGATAGGTTTACATTCTTTAGGACTAGTGGAAACTTTACGGCTACAGGGAACATAACTGCCAACTCCGATGAGAGGTTGAAGGAGAACATTGTACCTATATCTAGTGCATTGTCCAAGGTAGGTGAACTGACAGGATATACTTGGGATAGGAAGGACACAGGGGAGTCACAGACTGGGCTTATAGCACAGGAACTACAGAAAGTATTACCAGAGGCTGTAATGGTAGGTGAGGATGATAAGAAGACCTTATCGGTTGCCTATGGTAATGTTGTAGGGTTACTGGTAGAGGCTATAAAGGAATTAAAGATAGAAGTTGAATACTTAAAAGGAATAGACTAATGGCAAGTGTACTACAGATAGCTACATCAGGAACTATGGATATGGTGACGGTTGCAAACAAGTTCAACGTTGTATCCAACATGAACGACATGGAGAGTATTATAAGACCTCTTGGTAGTGGAGGTACACTTACTGTATTTCCAGATGACTTTTACGGTGCTGTGTATTTAGGTATATCACCTGCTAGTTCATCCAAGACAAGTTCTAGTGGTTCTGTTGTATTCATCATAGTATCGGCTAACCCTTGGACAGCTAGTGATAATGCATCATGGATAAGTTTGAGTTCAACTAGTGGTAGTGGCAATAGTGGATTCACGGCTACCATATCGGCTAACACAGGTTCAGTCAGAACAGGTACTATAACGGTGACCTCCAATGGAGAGTCTGTCACGGCAACTATAACACAATCAGCAGGAGTATCCATAAGTTCTGTACAATTAGGCAAGAACACAACTGCACAAGGAGCATGTGATAGTTATGTGAACAATTTCAGGACAACATACTACATACCGTCTGGTAGTTCTTTCCAGAATTCAACTCAATTATTTAGTAATTCAGGAGGTACTACAAATGCGACATCTGGTTGGTATTCAAACGGGGATATAACAAGGAATTGGAACGGTTCATCCTTTACGGCTACAGATTTATGCCTTGGAGGAGGTGGAGGGATTCCATAATAATAAGTATAGATAAACTATGAAGATTAGCAAGAAAGGACTTGACTTGATAAAGAAGCACGAAGGATTCAGGAATCATCCATACCTATGTCCTGCAGGAGTACCTACGATAGGGTACGGTAATACGTACTATGCAGATGGTAGGAAGGTAAAGATGACGGATAATCCTATCACTCAATCGGAGGCTACAGAGTTACTGTGTGATATTGTTAGTGAGTTCGAGGAAGGTGTCAATGATTTGGTCAAGAGACCACTAAAACAGAACCAGTTCGATGCTCTGGTATCATTTACCTACAACTTGGGCGTACCAAGATTGAGGAAGTCCACTCTCTTGAAGAAGGTGAACATTAACCCTGATGACGAGTCCATCACCAAAGAGTTCCAGAAGTGGGTATTTGCCAATGGCAGGGAACTTAAGGGATTGAAGAAGAGAAGGAATCAAGAGGCTTGGCTGTACATGGAACACATAAGGCTAAAAGCAGCTTAAAAAAGTCTTAAATGACATTGAAAGACTAAGTAATGAAAAAGATAGTGCGTACCAGACAGGAGGAGTTGGATGCAACCAGACCCAATGTGTACAGGAACAAGAAAAAGTACAATAGAAAGATAAAACATGGTAAAAAGAAGCTATACGACACCGAGTAAGTTCCAGAAGTTCTTCGAGGCAATGAAGGTTGTACTAGAGGATAAGAGGACAGTAATACTTACTGACATGGAACTGCACATACTGGTCAACCAACAACTTGAACGGGAGGATAGGGTCTCCTATAAAACATTTGAGTCGTGGAAGTCTCCCACAGGTAAGAGGAGAGTAGAGGCACAGGAGAGTATATCAGATGAGGATGCGGAGGACTTTAGACAATCCCTAGCTTACTCTAGGGTTCACCAGAAGATGAACTTGACAGGTCACATGATGGATGAGGACAACAAGAATCAATGGGGTTCTTCTTGGATATTGGAGAGGAAGTTCGAGGACTTGAAGAAGCAACCAACGGTACAACTCAATTCTAACCCTTCTATTCAGATTACGGCAGGTGACAAGGAAGCACAGAAGATGATAGACCAGATGATTAATGGTGAGACCATTGACATAGAGCATGAAGAAGAGGATGATAGACCAAAACTAGAAGAGTAATGGGAGTATATAAGACAACAACGGCATTCAAGAAGATAATGAGGTTAAGGAAACCTATACGCATCATACAAGGTGGTAAGGGTTGTTCTAAGACCATCAGTATCCTACAGATGTTCATTTTCATGGTAATATCCACAAAGAATGACCTGATTATGTCAGTTGTGGCACAGTCACTCCCTAACCTTAAATCTGGTGCATTGAGGGATTTTGAGAAGCTGTTGAAGGATATGGGTCTGTACTCCAAGTTCCAGATAAACAAGACGGACAAGACGTACACCTACGGGTCTAACGTGATAGAGTTCTTCTCTGTTGATGGTGAGAGTTCAAGACTTGGTTCAAGACGTACACACCTATATATCAATGAAATGGATGGTATCAAGTTCGATACATTCTTGGAACTTCAAGGTAGGACTAGCGAGTTCACTATTGGTGATTTTAACCCTAGAAGAGCGTTCTGGGGTACAGATGAATTGAAAGGAGACCCTAACGTTGACTTCATCATCTTGAACTTCAAGGATAACGAATACATTCCAGAGCAAGAACTAGAGTCAATCATGTTCTACAAACGTAAAGCAGATGAGACTAACAGTCCTTACTGGATTAACAAGTGGAGAGTATTAGGTCTTGGTGAATTAGGTGTAGTTGATGGTGTCATCTTTGAGGAGGGTGCTGACTGGAACGAGTTAGAGAAACTACCAGAAGAGGCTCGGTACTTAGGTGCAGGTCTTGACTTTGGTTTCACTCACGTTACTGCTCTTATGAAGTTGTACGAGTGGATGGACGGTGCAGGTAGAAGGTGCATCATCATACATCAGAGTTTGTTCAAAGCAGGAATGACATCACCAATGATTGCTAATCATATCAAGGCTGACCCAGAGTTAATGTCTGCTGTGATTACCTGTGATAGTGCAAGACCAGAAATGGTTGCGGAGATTAGACAGCATGGTTGTCCAGTTACCAGTCACAAGAAGAGGGATGTAATGTCAGGGATAGACCTTATGCACTCCTTTCCGAAGTTCATAACGAGCAGTAGTGTCGAGACCCTAGAAGAGTTCAGGTCTTATGCTTACGCAAAGGACAGGTCAGGTAAGAGTCTGGGAGTACCTAACAAGGCAGCAGACGTGGATAATAGTATCGATGCAGTTAGATATGCCTTTGAGAAGTTCGTGTCTCTGGCATCAAATAGGAAGAATATACTAAGGTTCTTAAAAGTAGGATAATATGGATTTAGAGAATTATAGGTTAAGCGAGTTCTTGGAGAAGGATATGGAGACAATGGAGGAGTATATGTCTCTGTTGAAGTTCCTTAAACCAGTTGATACGAAGAGGAGGCTTTTTGACCTTAAACTTAGGGATGTTCAGGATACTAAGGACAGCCTATCGGAGGGAACTTTTGAAGAATTAATAAAATGTGTTTCTATAGTAGAGGACATCGATACGGATGCCGTATTGAAGATGAGGATTGTTGACTTCTGGGGAAGGATAATGTCCATTAAGAAACAGATTGAGGATATCAACCACATGGAGAGGGTAAGCCTTACTAGTGAACATGCCAACTACAAATGGGAGGCTGTCAACGGAGGAGAGAGGATGTCAAGGTTCGGTATCTACAACACACTAGATACCCTGTCGGGAGGAGATATCCTAAAGTATGAGGCTGTGTACGACCTGCCCTATGCAGATGTATTCACCAAGTTATATATGAACAGATTGAAAGGAGATTTAGAGATAGAAATGTCACAACTTAAAACACACAAATAATGTACGAAGTAATAAAGCAAATAGCAACAGATTCATCTTACGGTTTCATCTATGCAAGGAAGGACTATGCCAACCTATATGATGAAGTACCCACAGGTGTAGTACAAATATTCCTTGACCCTGTACAGATTACGGAGTCATTCGGGGAGTATAACGAGGTAGAGTCCAGAGAGTATGCAGGTTCTTTCATGGTTCTTATATCATCCGATGTAGAGAAGGGTGACTACGAGAAGAGGTATCTGGAAGAGATTAAGCCAATCTTGGACGGTGCATTGGTATCTATCAAAAATAACATCAAATGTGATGGTAATTTACAGATTAACTCTTGGAGGACTGTGGAGGCTATCAACGTATTTGACTACAATATGGACGGTATTGTGGTGACCTATAATGTGGTTGAGGATGTTTAGTACAGATGAGGTTCTAAAGTCCGAAATGGAGGACTTGGTGAAGGATATAAAGGCTGCTTATAACCAATCTGGTAAAAGAGTGTCAGGGGAGTTTGAACGTGGCTTAGAACTCACAACGTCACCTAATAAGGTCGTACTCGATGGATACGCTTATTTGGCAGGAAGAGCAGCAGGAAAGATGCCACCAGTACAAAATATACTTGAATGGGTTCAAGCTAGAGGTATCCAACCGTTGACAGGTACACAGACAGGACTTGCTTGGGCAATAGCCAAGAAGATTGCAAGAGAAGGAACGAACAAAGAGAACCACTTGAAGATATATGAGCAAGTGGTGACACCAGAGAGGATTCAATCCATACTGGACAAGGTGACAGAGATTAACATACAGACATTCGTAAACAACGTGACCGCAGAAATGAGGTTAATAACTAAAAACTTATAAAACATGGCAATTACAATAACAAAACAACCAACAGGAAGATACCCTGCGTTCAATGACTCTTACGTGCAGTTCACTTCCACACTACCTGCGAATGTGAGAGCGGAGATACAGATATTCGGTGGGGTATTCCCTGAACCATTCGTGATATATCCTAACCCATCTGGTGTCTATACCTTCAACTTTAAAGAGGCGGTAAAGGCTTTGATGGAGGAGTACGATTTTGCCGATGTCAACGGTGCTACCATAGGCGCAAGTGATTGGGGTCAGAGTCTTCTAGGTATAACCAGAGACGTCAATGCAGATATTACCGTATATGGTATCACAGAGGCTAGTGAGACTACATCTATTAGCTTGGAGTTCTTTCGTGGAGTGAAGCAGATAGGTGAAAGCATATTCACTAACAATGCACAGATACTGAACTACAGTACAAACGGTATAGACTTCAAGTTGACCTACTTTGAGGGGTATCCATTCTCATTTGAGTTATTGGACTTGACCCATTCTGGAACTAAGGACATCACGGTGAAGAACCTGAATAGTGGTGAGACTTCCGCTCAGATATTCACTCAATTCTCTGGTGCTTTTAAAATCATTATCGACAAGGGTTCTTCCAACTGGACTACAACAAGTTTCCTACCCCTAACGGATACCATAAATAGACTGGAAGTATATGAGGATGATGTATTCAAGTCCAACCTACAGTTAAAGAAAGTACCTAGTAGGTGTGGTGTTTACCTTAAATGGCTCAATAGTGACGGTGGTTACTCATACTGGTTGTTCGATGAGTTCTACAGGGATAACATCAACTCTAGGATAACTGGTGAATATGCTACCAACCGATTTGCAAATCTAGGTGATGTAGTATCACCAACTGGGATGTTAGGTAAGTCCGCAAGTAGGACTCTAAGATTGAAGACAGAGGTTGACAAGAACGAGGAGAAGATATTGGAGAGTCTGTTCACATCACCGTATGTAGAGATGTATTCAGCTAGAGAACCTTTCCAAGATGGTGAGTGGATTAGTGTACAGTTGAACGATAACTACTCCATATCCAGTAAGAAGAGCAGGAACGATGTAGTAGTGAACGTAGAACTTCCAGAATTAAATACCATAACACGATAATATGAACAGGATTACTATAAATAATGAAGAACTCGACTTGTACAACAAGGATGAGGTCAACTTCAATCTAAGGATTAATACGCTTGGTGATATTAGTACTAGGAACAGTTCCTATAGTAATACCATAAACATTCCCAGAACGGTCAAGAACCAGAGGATTCTGGGTTATGTAGGTGTTGCAGGTAATAGTTCCAACACACCGTATATGGTCAACAGTTGTAGCTACCTTAGAGATACTACGGTAATCATTGCGGATGGTTTCTTAAGGGTACTGGAAGCGACTGCCGATGAGTATGTGGTGGTTATTTATGACGGGATAATCGACTTGAAGGAGAAGATAGGTAATGCCAGTCTTAGGGAGTTGGATTTGGAAGACCTGAACCATGCCTTGACGGTAAGTAATTATCTTGGTTCGTTCGACAATACCTCTGGATATATCTATGGAGTAGCTGATTACGGTCTATCGGTTGAAGATGATATCACTATCGAGTACCAATCCCCTTCCATCTATGCACACACATTGTGGAACAAGATATTCACGGAGGCAGGTCTGTTCTATACTGGTGACTTCTTCGAGAACAACACGGACTTCTACAACTACGTGATTACCCCTACGGTAGGATATCCCGTGGAAGAGGCTACTCCTACAATTACCAATATAGGAACTATCGATGCTACAGGTACAAGTGTAATTGAGGACAGCACTTCTTCTTTCCAGAGGACAGCTAAGACCGATTTCAGGGCATTGAACGACACTACCAATGGTGATGTGACCATAGATGCCAATGGTGATTTACAGGTGAACTTTACGGGTACGATAAAGATAAGGGTGATAAACAACGCTGCTAACTTCTTTAGTGGGATTAAACTACAGACGGTAAAGGTCAACGGGGTTGTCAAGTATTCATTTCAAGTCTTTTCTCAACCAGACGAAGAGACTTATCAATTCTCGGTGACCAATGGTGATATCCTCTCATTTGAAATGCCAACTTTCTCCGAGAAGGTAGCTGACAATGATTGGAGGATTAACGTATCCTTGAACGTTGTTCTGGACATCGATAAGGTCATAGGCGGTTTTGAAGTAGTAATGTCGGACATAGTTTCGGACATCAAGCAGACGGACTTCATCAAGGATATGATGCAGAGGTACGGTCTTCTATTACGTAAGAGCAGTATAGCCAATACCTATGAGTTCATAGAGATAAGGGAACTGTTAAAGGATAGATTCAATGCTGTGGATTATACAAGCAAGTTGTTGAGGATTACATCGGAGAAGTACGATAGTGGATATTCACAGACGAACGATGCGACCTACAAGTACCCTAGTGATTTAAGTGAGAGGTTGTACGATGGGGAACTATTGACCAATGATGAAGGTGCTGACATTAGAGGTAAGCTGTTCGAGTCTCCCTTCGAGATTCCAGTATTCCTATACGATGCATACACAACAGAACAGATATTCAGGATACCTATATGGAATAATGATGGAACGGTACTAGACCCCAAGGATTCACCTGCAAAGATGATGAACGTAAGCAGGGTCAACAAGACCATCAATACTAGGTACTTCACCCCTTCATCTACAGACCCATATACGGAGGACTACCCTTTCCTAACGCTTAACAATGTAGGATACCAATACTTCTTGGATACTTACTACACGGAGTTCGGGTGGTTGCTCGAAAGTTATAAGGAGGTAGAGGTGGAACTGAACCTAAGTAATATAGACATAAGCAAGATTGACTTCTTCAAGTTGGTCTATTTACAGCAGACTGGGAGGTACTACTACATAGACAGTATCAGGACTGGAAGGGTCACCAAGGCAAAATTGATAGAGATAAGTAGATTTTCATAAATAAAAGAACATAAAAAATGGCTGAAAAGATTAGAATAGCGGAGTTGAACATCGATGACAAGGCACTCCTTGAATCATTGACAAAGACAAAGACTGCAATAAAGGAACTTGCTGCGGAGAATACACACTTGAAGAAATCTGGTGCTGAAACTACTGAACAGTATGTTAAGAACGAGGCACAGTTAAAGACGCTTAGAACTGAATACGGTAAGCAGATTAAGGTCTTACAGGCTACTGCTACCACACAGGCTAAACACACTACCGAACTTCAAAAAGAAGTGAAGAGTATAGATGACGCTGCCAAGAACAACAAGGAACTTAGGAACGTAAGGAATCAACTCAACGCATCCACCGAGGAAGGTGCTAAGGCTATAGCCGACATCAACAAGAAGATTGATGAGAACACGGACTTCATCAAGGAGAATACCTCTTCATTGGAGAAGCAGAAGATGAACGTGGGTGCTTATACGGAAGGTATCAACAAGGCTAAGTTAGGTGCTAGGGCATTCGGTGCTGCACTTAAAGCAGCAGGTATAGGTCTAGCCGTTGCTGCCGTAGCAAAGCTGACACAGGTGTTCTCCCAGAACCAGAAGGTGATGGACTTCCTTAATACGGCAGGTACTGCATTGGGTATAGTGTTCAAGGATATTGTAGGTTTCTTGGTGGATAACACAGGTAATGTGGTGAACTTCTTCAAGTCTGCATTCTCCGACCCACAGAAGTCCATTGCCAAGATAGGTCAGTTGATAAAGGAGAACATCATAGAGAGGTTTGACTCCGCTCTGGATACGTTAGGACTATTGGGTTCTGCTGCGAAGAAGTTCTTCTCTGGTGACTTTGCAGGGGCAATGGGTGATGCCAAGAAAGCAGGTAAGGAATTTGTGGATGTACTTACTGGTGTCGATAACTCTGTAGATAGGGC